CTTAGGTGAAATGCAGACAGGTATTATCGATGGTATGCCTTTAGGTAGTAACTTTATTGTATACTCAAGTGACCAAGTTTGGTTGATGGAGTTTGTAGGTGGTACGTTTATATTTAACTTTAGAAAGTTATTTACAGATGCAGGTCTTATCAATCAGAACTGTGTTGTCGAGGTTGACGGTAAACACTATGCCTTTGGTGCCTTTGACATCTATGTACACGATGGTACATCCAAGCAGTCTATATGTGATGAGAAGGTAAGGAACTTTATCTACAACGGCTTAAACAACACAGCTAAAGAAACCTTCTTTGTACAGCATAACCCAACGCTTAATGAGATATACTTCTGCTACCTATCAGGTGACAGCTTAGTCAGCTTTCCGAATGCAAACAGGTGTAACAGAGCTGCTGTTTACAACTACAGAAACGACACATGGTCATTCATGGATTTACCTAACGTGTCTTCAGGAACCGTGGCTAACGTAAACTCTATTGTTACCTATGCAACAGCCACTGGTTTAACATATGCCTTAACAGGTGGTACCTACTACGCTCAGGAAGATTCATTCGACCGACACACACTTATGGTAGGTGAATCTAAGTCAACTGACGGCATAACCTCAGACAAGCTGTATGCACTGGATTTATCCGATGTAGGACGTATTGCCTTTCAGTTAGACACTGAGGCTATTAAACCTGCCAGTGTCGAAAGAGTTGGCATTGACTTAGATGAGACTAAGGTACCGTTAAGTGGCTACAAGGTTGTCAATGCGATATACCCTCAGGCGACAACTACGAACTCTGACAAGGATATAACCTTTACCTTTGGTGCCTCAGACATCCCTAACTCTGAGCCTACCTATGGCAACTCTACAGTATTTAACACAGGCACTGACTATAAAATTGATAGTCGTTCTGCAGGTAGATACCTGAGTTACAAGATACTTGTCTCGGATAATAAAGACTTTGAGGTCTCAGGTTTTGACATCGACATATCAGCTACTGGTTCAAGATAATGGCAGTAGATAGTAAAACGAATGTCGTAGTTAACGGCTACACAAGGTCTCAATACCCTGTGTTTGAAGAGGGTATGAGGAGATACCTACAAGAGGAATTACAAAGGATAGAAAATGCAATTAGGCAGTTACAGGTGGCATCAATAGTTGTTGCTGATGTAGAGCCTGAGAACCCAATCAAAGGCATGGTTAGATACGCTGTATCACCATGGAACCCACTATCAAATAACTTTAGTGGCTTAGTTGTTTATAACGGTAATGCTTGGGCAGCCGTTTAATTATGGAAGGAATATAATATGTGGGGTCAAATAGCAGGTGCCGTCATTGGTGGCATGATGAACAAGAGTGCAGCTAAAGACAACAGAAGAGCAGCAGATGCAGCTACACAGGCTCAAATGGCAGGGTTTAACCTAGCTAAACCATATGTAGAGGCAGGTTATAAAGGTGGTCAAGAAGGCCTTAACTACTCCCTAGACAAGGGTGCCTATTCAGGTGACACCTATGCCAACATGAATGACATGTCCACGGCAGGTTATAACTTTATGAATAACTTTGGCATGGGTCAGCAGGGTAACGCTCAGAACTTCATGAACAATGGTGCAGCCTTTGGTAACAACTTAACTAACCTATACAATCAAGCAGGTCAGGATGCGATTGGTGATGCAAATGCTTATGCGATTAATAACTCAGATCCTCTCGTTACTGCGAGGATGCGAGACAGCACTAGGCAGCTTAACGAACAAACTCTCCCAAATATTAACATTGGTGCAGCAGGTACTGGCAACACTAACTCCAGTAGAACAGGAGTTGCTGAAGCTATTGCTCGTAGGTCTTATGATGATCGTATGGCTGATGTAACGGCAGATACACAGAACACACTTGCCAATAGATACCTTACACAAAATCAAAACCAGTTTACAAATCAGATGAATGCAAACACTGGCTTAGGTAACTTATATAACACTGGCTTTGGTATGGGTAATCAAATTGGTGGTATGATGACAGGTGCAGGTAATGCCTTCCAAAGAGATGCACAAAACCAAATAAATGCTGACAAGGCACAGTTTGAAAACGATAGAGACTTTCAACTAGACCAGTACAACAAATACATGTCAGGCATTTTAGGTCAGGCACCTAGAACAACTGGACAGGTTACACCTAACTTATACAACCCTAATATGTCAGGACTTATGGGTGCCGTACAGGGATTTGGTATGGGTGGTAAGATTGCTAATGCCTTTGGTGGTGGCTCAGGTGGAGGTACTAATTATGGTGCCAGTGGTAATCCATTGAGCTATTACAGCACAGGTGGCACAGGTGGTTCTACTAGTAACTATAACATGTTTACCTAATGATAGATCCATACGGTTATGGCTATCTGTCTCAATACAGTAATGCTGTAACTCCACCTTTATTAGACTTGTTTAGGCAGAATGAAACAGGTCATTTATCAATAACAGACAGGTCTGATCCTATTAAGTCTAGGTCTTCAAAAGATGCTTTTGGTTCTTATCAGTTGCGAGGCAAACACCTTCATAATTTAGGTTACAAATTACCTCCTTACACTGTTAAAGATGCTTTAGACCCTATTAAATCTAGAGACATTGCAGGTAAGTTTATAAAGGGTTATTCGGATCACTACGGATTTAAAAACGTAGCTGACACATTGATCGGTTACAACATGGGTGCCAAGGCTACAAGTGACTGGATAAAGAATGGCAGAAGGTTAGAAGACCTACCCAATGAAACTAAGGCCTATCTAAAAAGAGCCATGGGTTACATACAGAACAACCCTGAACAATACAGCCTAGAAAAGATTAACCAAGAAATTGCAGAAGTCAGTAATGACAACCAAGAAGGAACTAATGGTATGTTTAACTATGCTAATCCAAATGCTTACAAATATTATGACCCAGTACAGCAAGAAAACATTTTAGGTAACAATGATGAATACTTAAATGCAAAAAGAATATTTAATGAAAGAAATGGAATAAAGAATGACCCTGTACTTGCTTATCAAATAGCAAGATCAAATGGTGTTGATGATGGTATCCTAGCTACTGATATTAATGGTGATAACGATATGCAATATAAAGCAGGTCTTAATAATAACACAGACAATAGTTTAATTTCAGCACAAGCATCGACTTTAAATAATAACAACAATAACGGTGTATTAAATTCCGACTTCCTATCACGACCTGCAGCTACTGAGAAACGTAGAGACAGGCAAGACCTATCTAAGGGTGTCAGATACCCTGAGGACATAGACTTAAATGAAATGCTAATCCGTATAGGTGGTGCAGGTCTAGCTAACTCACAGTTAGGTGGTAACAGACAGATTGCAGATGCCACAGCTATGTATGGCAACATAATGGATTACAACAGAGGTCAGGCCTTAGCTAAGTATAAAGTTGATATGGCTAATGCCAAGAAGACAGCTAAACAGGCAAGAGCTGACCAAGATTACTTAGGTAATATAGACCAGTCACTTGCTGATATGGATAAAGCGTTAGTCGGTCTTTCTAAGGGTGGTGTTACAGGTTTATGGGATGGAACTGTGGGTTCTTTCATTGATTCAATGACAGGTAACCCTAAAGCCACAACAAGACTACTTCTTAAAAAACTTAAAGTTGACGACACACTACTTCGTATTGCCCAGACTAAGGGTGCAATCTCCAACAAGGAGATGGACTTATTTATGTCACCTGCCCCTTCAGTAGGTTTTGACCAAGAAGAAATATGGGAAAGATGGATTAACGATAGAAAAGTTGCCCTTCAACGTATTAAGGCAAGACTTACAGGCAATATGCAGGTTGTGGATGATCAACAGGCCTCACAGTCACAAATATTTAACGGTATACAAGTTAGAAAGTTAACACCTTAATGGCACAGTATCAAATAGGCAATGATGTCTACGAAATCCCTGATGGCACACCTCAAGCAACTGTTACCGACATAATTAACCAAATTACACTAGGTATGGCTAACCAAAACAACAACCAACAACAGGGTAATGACAATGCCTTTGAATTTAGTGTTGACCAAGCTCAGAAACTCGGTGGTAAAGGTATAGAAGCTCTTGGAAGGCTTACAGGCTTTAAGGGTGTTGAGGATTACGGTACAGGTGTAGTCAAACAACAGGAAAAAGACATTGCTGCAGGTGGTTACAAGCCTAAGTATAACAAATCATTCTCAGATACCTTCGATGAACAGGGTGTAGGAGCTGCCTTTGAGTGGATAGGTGAAAAAGTAGCTGAAAACTCAGTCACTACAGGTGCATCATTAGTTGGTGCAGGTGCAACAGCCGTTTCAGCATTATTCTCAGCTCCTGTAGCTGCAGTTTTAGGTGTTGGTACCCTTGTTGGAAGTGCTGTTTTAGGTACAGGTGAAGTTGCAAGTGAAATAGAAGACAAGACAGGTAGTTATGACCCTAAAGTAGCTGTAGGAGTTGGAGCTGTTATTGGTTTCTTAGATAAGTTTGGTGCAGGTAAGGTTATACCTAAGGATCAACTAGCTAAAATGACCGTTAAACAGATGGCAGCTAAGTTACATAAGTCAGGTTACAAACAGGCATCTAAAGAACTCATAAAGAGAACACTTAAAAAAGGTGGTTATGAGGGTTTAACCGAAGCAGGGCAAGAAAGTCTATCAATCGGAGCCTCAGCAGCCTCAGGTGGAGACTATACAGGTAAAGAAGTTAAAGACAGACTTATAGACAGTGCCGTTATTGGTACTTCTATGGGTTCAGGTGTATCTGTCGGTACTGATGCAGTCACAGGTGGTGTAAACACAGCTAGAAAAGTAAAAGACGGTGTTACATCTATATTTGATAAGAAGACAAACGAGGCCTCAGACCCTGAAGGTGCTACAGAATTAGCAAACAGGCTTAATACAATAGCAACAGCTAACGACTACAACCTTCAAGACTTAGATAAGATGTCTACTAAGGGTGCAAGAGAAACAGTAGACAAGGCACATGTACAAGTTACTGAAGAATTAAAGCAGTTAGGTAAAGACCTAAAAGAAAGACTACAGATATCACCTACTGACGAGCTATCAGTCGTTATTGACAAAGTATTAGCACAGGCAGGTCAAAGAGAGGCTAGAAACAAAACTAAAAACACTGTTGGTAATCAAGAATTTGAAGCCATTGAAAGATTAACTGGTGACACACTAGAAGGTCAGAAAATGTTGTCTCTTATGAGACAGATGAATGAATTAACCGAGTTACATAACGGTGGGTATCAACAAGGCCTATCAAAAATAACTGACAACTTCTCACCTATTGGTGGAGGTATTGGTTATGATAAAGGTGCTATTAATACTGAGAAGGTATTACGTCCTATAGCCTCAGGTGGAGCAGCTTTAAGTACTGGTGGAGCATCATTACTCGGACAGCTTGGTATTGTTGCAGGTGGACGAGCCATAGACAAGATAAGAGGTGTTAATAAGAGTGTTGTCGATCAATACATCCAAGACAACAAAGACGGTGACGGTATTGACCTTGGTAACAACCCAAGTCTTAGACAAGATGCCATAAACAAAGCTAAACTAGCTGAACAAGAGGCAATACTTGCAGAACGACAGAAGTTACAAGAGCAACAAGACCGTGAGGCTCTTAATGCACAGTTAGATGATCAAAATGCAGCACCTGCACCTAGTTCACCTCAAGCCACAGTAGAAGATGCTACAGGCTTAACCAAAGAACAGGTTGAGCAAGTGTTACAACTACTTGAACAACAACCTAATATTAATCCTGAACTTCAAAAATACATAAATCAATATCGTGATTCAGTTCGTATAGGTGGTAGGATATCTGAAGGAGGTTTAACACCTTTAATAAGATTTATAAATACAGCAGTAGATGCAAACGGTATCGAAAGAACTAACCCACAAAACCAAAGCATGATGCAACAAAATCAGCAAGGTGGTGGCCGTCCTAGTTACCAAAACAGTCCTAACTACCAACGAGGTATAGACGACAACCGTGCCTTTGCAGATGAGCTTATAGAGGCCGTCAACAACGACACAACTCTTAATGTTGTCGATAAACCATTATTAACTCAGGCACTATTGAATCTTAAAAAGAACTTAGGTTCTAACCCTATTGAAACAGGTACTAAAATTATAGAAGACTTAGGAGCAAGACTTAAAAACCCTGAGGCCATTCAGCAATATGTCGTACCTTATCTAGAACGAGTTACACAACAACAACCTAATCAGCAAAACGTAGTACCTGAAGAAGGTACAGAGATTATTAGCAAAAACATGGTTGTTAATACACCTACTTTTGATGAAAATGCACCTATCTTAGATTCTGAGTTAGATCCATTTGGTTTAGGTGATATGATAGGTATTACCAGTGATGGCATTAGACCTACTGATCTTGAGTTACAACAAATGAAGGACGGTACATTTAAACCTGAGAAAAAACAATCTAAAGTTGATGCTTATAAAGGTGTTCAGAAACTATGGGAACAAGCCACAGGAAGAACTACACCATTTGAAAACACACCTGAAAATATTGATATATTATCTAGGTTAATGGCACACGAAGCATTACAAAACATTAAAAAAGATAACAATGCTATTGGATGGTATGACAGAAAGTTAAAAGCAGCTAAATCATTAATAAAAGTAATTGAACCTAGACTAGAAGGTAATGAAGGAGCTTTTGATTTTATCTTAGCTGTTACATCAAACGGTATAGCTGTAGATCAAAACTTGAACTATGCCTTAGAAGTATTCAGAGACTTTATGGACACAGGGTTAATGAATGAAAAGTTTGATAAAGGTGGTAAACGAACACCTGCAATGCAAACAGCTTTTAAGTTTTATAATGCCTACAACAGATCAAGAGCTAATGTACCTATTGAAATGTTTTTAGATCAAGATTTTACTAGAAGAAGCTTAGAAGATTATTTTAAAAGTTTTAATGAAAAGAATGGAACTGATATAATAGTTTCACCCCAAGAAGGCTTAGATGAAAATCTTAAAGGTAGTTATATTCTTGGAGCTAAAATAGGACAAGGTTTCTATCAAAACTTAAGAGGTAACTATGACCCTCTTACCATGGATATATGGTGGATGAGACATTGGAACCGTTTAGTTGGGAGACCACTTGCTGCTGTTGATTCTAAGACTAATCCTAAGAATAGGAAAGCAATAGAAGGTTTAATGAAAAACCCTAATGCTACAACTGTAGAAAAACAACTTATAAAGAAAACATTAAAAGATCTTGGTTTTAAAAGAACAGGTTTATACAAAGACACAGACAAGTTTGATGCTTTTATTACAAAGCTAGAAAAGAATTGGAACAGTTATTTCAAAAGGTATCAAAAAGAGAACAACAAGAAAAACCCTGTTAAAACACCTTTATTTCAAAAGGTATCAACTCATGTAGGTAATATAAACGATAGCTTACAGGACACACCTTTAGATGCACCTGAACGGTCTTACATGAGGTCAGTAACTGCTAGAGCTATTGAGTTATTAGCTGAAAAAGGTTATAACATTAAGACAGCAGATTTTCAGGCATTACAATGGTTTCCTGAAAAACAACTAGCTGAAAAACTTGGTATACAAAAAGGCCAAGGTGATGACATCGACTATTTAGATGCAGCTAAACTTACAGCAGCTAGGGAAGGATTAACAAATGACCAAATCGAAGAAACACTCGCCAATACAGACGGAAGTGGAATCAGTACTGGATCAGGTACCATCGGACAAGATGGACGACTTCGTTCAGGGATTAGTGGAATTGATGGAGAAAAACAACTTATCCAAAAAAGCAGCACAGGAAACCCAGTCTCCATCTTTGACATTGGACAGGACGACCTCAATCAAAGGGGAGTCTATGAACAAAGACAGCAGACCTTACAACCCACCCCTACTCAAATAAACCAAAGTTTACCAACAATAAAAAAAGCATTTGAAATTGGTAAAAAGGGTAGTCCTCACGAAAATGGAATAAATGAAACTGAGGCTTTATCAATCGGTAAAGCTATGGGTTATGCTATTATTGAAACTGCTAATAGAACACAAATGGCTAGACAATTTAAATTATCAGGTGGTGGTAAATTAGATGCAAAGGAAGAATTGTTAGGCTTTCAAACAACATACTTAAAAGATGGTAAACAAAAACCAAGAAAAATAGTTTATATGAAACGTAAACTTAAAAGAGAAGAAACAGGAGAAATTTACACTAAGTTCCATGAAGTAGGACATGGTTTAGCTATGAGTGGTGGAACTGATACACGAGTTGAAGAAGACGGTTATGGTTCTTCTAGAGTTACACCTATAAAATCTATATCTTATCGAGGTAGCACCGAGGCTGACTTAGCTGTTATTTTCAATCGTATACATGGGTCAAATAAAGCTGATTCTAAATACGGTCAGGATTTAGCACAGGAGATGGTTAATATTCAAATTTCAGGTTTTAATACAAATACAGGTAAAAGAATTATACCAAGATTTGAAACTGTAGTTAAGGACAGTGTATATCAAGCAGTTATGTCAGGTAAAACTGACGGTATTGATAAGTCTTCTGATCCTGCACTTTCAAAATCCTATAATGATTGGTACACTAAAACTAAAATGTATGAACACAGTTTAACTGAGTTAATTGCTGATGCTATAACTGCATGTATGATTGATCCTCAGACAACTAAAGTAAAGTTTCCTAAAACTTATCAGTTTGTTAAAGATCATATGAATAACAAACCATCATCTGATTTTGTTAAATTCTATGCATCACCATTAGGTACTATATTAGCAGTTATCATGTCGGCTTTAGCATTAGATGACCGTGAGGAAGAACAACTACCTGAAGGAGCCTTACAGCTCGGTCAGGGAGCCTTAAGTGCCTGATCTCAGAAAGTTTAGAGCCAAGTCACCATCAAAAACTAGATTTCCACAGAAGGCTCCTAAGAAAAACTACTTTTCAACATTGATGGAAACTGAAGAAGGTAGAGCATTACGAAAGTCGTGGTCTAACAAGAAGAAGATTAACGGTGGTCGTCCAAGAGGGGTTCCTGACGGCTATAGAAAAGAGCAAATAGAACCCATACGAGCAAGAGAAAAAAGGAAAGCAGAGAGGTTAGTTAATATTATGGCTGAAAAGTTTAACATTGAAGACGAATATGCAAAGAAAGCATTAGTGACAGCAGTCGAAGTTATGAATGTTGTCGGAGAAACAAGAGAGAGACTAGCTGCAGCAAGATTAGTATTAGACTTTACTAAACAGAAACCTGCATCAAAGAATGAAGTAGCATTAACTAAAGCTGAAGACTTCTTAGCATCTCTTGTAACGGACACAGATGGATCCACAACTAAAGAAGATTAGAGAACGACTTCTTTATGAATTTCCTTTTTACTCAAAGTCTGCATTAAAGATAAGAACAAAGTCAGGTGATATTGCTCCACTTGCTTTGAACCCTGCCCAAGAAATACTTCAGAAGGCAGTAGATAAACAACAAAAAACAGAAGGTAAGATAAGGATCATAATTCTTAAGGCTAGACAACAGGGTTTATCAACCTATGTCGGTGGTCACCTATACTTCTCTGTGTCACAAAACAAAGCTAGAAAGGCTATGGTGATAACCCATCATGCTGACAGTACTAGGGCATTGTTTGACATGACAAAAAGATATCATGAGAACTGCCCTGAGATACTTAAGCCACACACAAAGTATTCAAGTAGAAGGGAACTGAGTTTTGACATCCTCGACAGCTCATTCGTGGTCGCCACAGCAGGTGGAGATAGCGTTGGAAGAGGCGAGACGATTACGAATTGCCACGCTTCAGAGATTGCTTTTTGGCCTAAGAGTTCAGCCACTGATATTTGGAATGGTCTTGCACAGGCAGTACCGAACACAGCTAATACGTCTATATTCATTGAATCTACTGCAAACGGTGTTTCAGGGATATTTTATGACCTGTGGAAGGGTGCAGTCGAAGGCAAAAACGGTTATGTACCAGTGTTTATTCCTTGGTTCACTGACCCTGAGTATCGTGAAGACGTACCTAAAAACTTTAAAAGAACACCTGATGAAAAGGATCTTGTTAAAAAGTTTAAACTAGACAATGAACAGCTTATGTTTCGTAGACGTAAGATTGCTCAGAACGGTATAGACTTATTTAAACAGGAGTACCCATCATACCCTGATGAGGCCTTTCTCACTACTGGTCGTCCTGTATTTAACCCTGATCAACTTCAGAAGTTATTACCTGACACTAAAGACGTAGAGGAAAGACTTGCACTGGAAACAGATGAATGGGTCAACCATAGTCGTGGTGAATTAACTACATTTATCAAACACGATAGTGGAGAACAGTATGTCATTGGTGCAGATGTATCTATGGGAATACGGAACGGAGACTACTCCGTGGCCATCGTACTCGATAGTAAAAAAAGACAGGTTGCAACGTGGCGAGGCCATGTCCACCCTGACTACTTCGCAACAGTACTGTTTCACTTGGGAACCTACTACAACGATGCATTTATCTGTGTAGAGAATAACTCACACGGTATATTGACTTGTACAAGGTTAGGTAAAGACTTAGCCTACCCCAACTTCTACACTGAAGTGCAACACGATAAGATAACTGACAGAGAAACTGTGAAACTTGGTTTTACAACTACTGTTAAAACTAAACCCTTAATCATCGATCAACTCAGAGCCTCTATGAGAGAAGATGAGTTGGAACTTAATGACAAAGTCACAATAAGAGAAATGCTTACCTACATAGTCACTGAAAGTGGTGCTATGGAGGCCGAACATGGATGTTTTGATGACTGTGTTATGTCACTTGCTCTTGCAAACTATGTGCATGAAGGAGCTTGGGATCCTGTCGAAAGTGGGAATGAATTTTATATGGAAATGGTATAAACATGGCTAAAATTGAAGAATATTCAAAACTAGAAGACAGTGACATTGTCGTAATGGTTGAAAACAACATTAAGACTTCTGTTGGATATTATGACAGTGAGATTTCTAAAGAACGTAAGAAAGTCACTGAGTATTACAATGCCACACTTCCACGACCTGCCCACGATGGTAATTCTAAGTTCGTATCACAGGATGTTTATGACAGTGTCGAGGCATTAAAGGCAGCTCTATTAGAGACCTTTGCTGCAGGTAATAACATAGTTAAGTTTGCACCTCAGAATGCTGACGATGTAGAGACAGCCGAAGTTTGTAGTAAGTATACCGACTATGTAATGTTCAGGCAGAATGATTCATTTGAAGTCATGAACTCAGCTATCCACGATGGATTAACAGCTAGAGTTGGTGTCGCCAAAGTCTTTTGGGATGAGAAAGAAGAAATCATTGAAGAAGAATTTACCGATGTAAACCAAGATGAGCTAGACATGTTGCTTGCACAGGATGGCGTTGAGTTAGGCGATAGCACAACCAACGAAGTTGGCTTGATATCAGGTACTATTGTAATGGCTAGAGATGCATCACAAGTTGCCATCCAGTCAATAGCTCCTGAGGAGTTCCTAATCGAACCACAGGCTAAGTCATTAGATGACGTAAACTTTGTAGCTCATAGAACTCGTAAGACCTTAACTGAGTTAAGAGAAATGGGTTACTCAGAAGAATTACTCAAAGATATAGGATCAGACCATGAGGATGTCGAAGTAGAGACAGACCCTGAGATACTCGCAAGGTTTGAAAGTATCGGTGCTAGTCGTGGCTTTGATACTAAAGGCTACCAAGACCAAGTCCGTGATATCATGGTTTACGAATGTTACATGATGCTAGACAAAGAAGGCACTGGTATTGCCTATCTGTATAAAGTCTGTAAAGCAGGTAATGTTATACTTGAGTGTGTAGAAGTCGATAGAAAGCCATTTATTGTATTCACACCACTACCTATACCCCATGCCTTTTACGGTTCTAACTTTGCATCTAAGGTTATAGCAACTCAAAATGCTAGGACTATATTAACTAGATCAATTCTAGACCATGCAGTTATCACTAACAATCCAAGGTATATGGTTGTTAAGGGTGGCTTAACTAACCCAAGAGAACTTATAGATAACCGTGTTGGTGGCTTGGTAAACGTATCAAGACCTGATGCAATATCACCTATGCCTCAGGCACCTCTAAACCCATTTATCTTTAAGACATTACAGATGCTTGATGAAGATAAAGAAGATACAACAGGTGTATCAAAGTTATCACAAGGCCTAAACAAAGATGCCATAAGCAAACAAAACTCAGCAGCAATGGTTGAGCAGTTAGCTACAATGTCACAGCAAAGGCAGAAGATAATAGCTCGTAACTTTGCTAACCAGTTTCTTAAGCCATTATTCCATGAAGTTTACAGGCTTGTTGTCGAGAATGAACAGTATGAAAAGGTTGTCGATATTGCAGGTAACTTTGTAGAAATAGACCCTACAAGTTGGAAAGAAAAAAGAGATGTAATGGTTGAGCTTAAG